ATCTATCAAATACAGCAACAGATCAATTTATTTTAGATCCACTTGATTGGGCTTGTATTGAAGATAAATATGGCAAAGACAATATACAAGCGGTTGTTCATTCACATCCGCATACAGAGCCAATACCAAGTCCTGCTGACCATGTATCAGCAGCAAGAACAGGTTTAAAATGGTGGATTGTAAACCCAAAAACAGAAATATGGAATAGTTTTATGCCACAAGAATATAAAGAAAGTTTGATCGGTAGACCTTGGATTTGGGATGTGACGGATTGCTGGTCGCTTGCTAGGGAATATTATTTAGCTCAATTAGGAGTACAATTAAAAGATTATGAAAGACCAAACAACCCAGATGATTTCATTGATTCACCTTTGTTTGAAAAATATTTTGAAGATTGTGGCTTTTATGATATTGGTGATGTAGCTAAAATACAGGAACATGATCTTATTTTTATGAATGTTTGTGGTAATGGGTTAAATCATGTTGGAGTATATGTAGGTGATAATCAAATTTTACATCACATGCAAGGAAGGTTATCATGTAAGCAAGACTATACTGGTTGGTTTCGCAAATGCACAGGGAGAGTAGTTAGGTATGCAAACTTGCCTTCGTAAAGTAAAAGTTTATGGAGAACTTGCAGATTTTTGTGGTTTTGAATCTATAACAGCAGATGTCAAAACTGCTGCTGATGCAATTAAATGCTTAATTGGCAATAATCCTGAAGTTGAACCTTATATGAGTTCAAGATATTACAAGATTATAGTTGAAGATGATCCTATTACTATTGAAAAATTACATTACCCTGCTGGAACAACACCAATAAAAATAGTTCCTGTAGTTACAGGGGAAGGTGGTCGTGGTTTAGGACAAATATTATTAGGAGGAGCTTTAATAGGAGCTTCATTCTTTTTCCCTGGTGCTGGTATGTTTGGACATACAAGTATTTTAGGCAGTTCTGTTACAGGAACTTTTGCTGCTGGTGTAGGTACTGCCTTAAGTTCAGTTGGTGCTAGTTTAGTTTTAGGTGGTATTTCATCTATGCTTATACCAGTTAAACCTGTTGATAATTCTGAAGCTGATCCTGAAAATAGTTTTGCTTTTAGCTCACCTATTAACGTTAGTCGTGCGGGTATTCCAATTCCTTTGATATATGGTCGTAGAGTGGTTGGATCTGCGGTAATTTCAGCAGGAATTGATATTGAGGAAGTAGAAACATGACTAATAAAGAAATTATTATTATCGGTGCTGGTGGCGGTGGTGGCAGTAAAGGCGGTGGCGGTGGTAATACGCCAACAACTGCAGAGGATTCCTTAGATAGTACAGCGAAAGTTAATATTTTAGATGCGATTAGTGAAGGAGAAATTGAAGGTTTTGATACAGCAAGAGATGAAGGTCATACCCAAGGAACGACTAATTACAATACAGCAATGCTTAAAGATATATTTATAAACAATACACCTATTTTAAATAAAGCTGCTAACAGTCTTAGTCCAATATCTACAGATTTTAACTTCAATGATATTCAAATTGATGAGAGAAGGGGTTTAGGAAGCCAAGAAACTATTCCTGGTTTTGCATCAACAAGTTCTGAAACTTCTGTTGGTCATGTTTTTGATGTAAAAGATGAAACAGCTACAAGAACTTTTACAAACACAGGTGTAAACAGAATAAGAGTAACAATAAACATTCCTCAGTTGCAAAAGTTTGAAGATGATGGTGATATTGTTGGATCATCTGTTAATTTTTTTATTTTTATTGCTTTTGATGGAACGTCTTTTCCATCAGAAATTTCTGATAATACTGCAATTTTAGATAACGGTAATAAGGCTGATATTACGATAGAAGGACGAACTGGTAATTTATATCAAAGAGATTTTATAATCCCATTAGGTGCTTATACCTCAAGTGTTAGTATAAAAGTTAAACGAATAACTGATACTTCTGCAACTAGAACTATAAATAGTTTTACTTGGTTTAGTTTTACAGAAATAACAGATGATAATAATCCATATAATGACACAGCATTAGTTGGTTTAAAAGCTAATGCGACAAGTTTTAATAGTATTCCTAAGCGTACATATTTTGTAAGAGGACTAAAAACAAAAATTCCAAATACGAATGTTGTTAATGGAATTGCTACTGGAAAAACTGCTGGAAGAATTATCTATAACACAAATAATTGGGACGGAACTTTTCAGGCTGCAACTTGGAATACGTGTCCAGCTTGGGCATTATACGATTTACTTATAGATGAACGATATGGGTTAGGTCTACCAGAATCGTCTCTTGATAAGTATGCTTTCTTTGCTGTTAGTAAATATAATAATGAGTTAGTAAGCGATAGAAGAAATGCTGGAACTGGGACTGTTTCTGCAACATGGATACAAACATCAGGACAAAAAGTTGGTGAAATAACCACTACTGCTGTTCATAATTTGCAGTCAGGTGATTTTGTTAATGTTACATTCACAAGCGGAACAAGTAATGGAAATCCAACAAACCAAAGTTATAAAATTGAAACTATTAGTACAACTAAATTTAGGATACTTAATATAACTGTTGCTGCTAGTTCTAATCTTTCAGGAAATTGTACTTTTCAGAGAGAAGGAACAGAAGCTCGTTTCGCTTTAAACACTTATATTAATAAATCATTTGAAGCATACAATTTAATAAATCTTATTTGTTCAAATATGCGTGTCATGCCTTATTGGAGTGCTGGTACGTTATTTCTAAGTCAAGATAAACCAACAACAGTAAGTCAAATATTTACTTTGGCAAATGTCATGGAAGGTGGATTTACGTATGAAGGATCTGATACCAAAGCTAGAGCAACTTTAGTAATTGTTAAATATTTTGATAACAATCAAAGAAAAGTAAGCTATGTGCAAGATCCAATAAAATCAGACGTTGCTTCTGATGCTGCAATAACAAAGTATGGGATTGTTGAAAAGCAAATTGAAGCATTTGGTGTAACTTCATCTGGGCAAGCATCTCGTTTAGCCCGATGGGTTAGATTTACTGAACAAAATCTTACAGAAACAGTCACTTTTACTGTTGATTTATCATCTGGTGTGATTGTTAGACCAGGACAAGTTATTGGTATAAATGATCCTGTAAAAACAGGAATAAGAAGAGGTGGGAGAATAAGTGCAAGTACAAATACAACTATTACAGTTGATGATGCTAGTGCGTCTGATTTGCCAGCTAACGGTGTTAGTTATACAAGAACTATTAATGTTCTAATGCCTGATGGTAGTATTTTACAAAGAACAATTACCGATATTACAGGTTCAGTTATTACTGTTAATTCTGCATTTACTGTGGGAACAACAGCAACAGCACCAAATGTAAATAGTGTTTGGATTATAGAAACATCAGGAGGTAGTTCTGCTCAAAACATACAAAATTCTTTATATCGTGTTATTTCAGTTACCGAAGAAGATGGAATTAAATATAAAGTAACTGCACTTACTTACAATGAATCTGCTTATGCTCATGTAGAAAGCGGTGCTGATGTTACTTTCAGAGATGCAACCAACCTAAATGAATTACCACTAGCTCCAGCATCAATTACAATCACAGAAAGGCTTTATAAAGAAGTTACAAATCAAAATGCAACCACAAATGCAAATGAGAAAGTATCAAACAAAGGAAAGGTAAAAGTTAAGTTAATTGTTAATTGGACACAGGTTAAAGGTGTAGTAAATTATCAAGTTCAATTTAAAAAAGATAATGGTAATTATGAAAGCATTATTGTACAAGGTTTAGATTTTGAATTACCAGATGTACAAGCTGGAAAAATTTATAAATTTAAAGTATTTGCATTAAATGGTGCTAATGAAAAATCACCTACACCTGCTATTGCTACAAGAACAACTGTAGGTAAAACAGATCCACCCTCAAACGTAGCTGCTTTTACAGCAACAGTTGATTCTATTTCTGGTGTAGTTCTTTCATGGACTGAAAACGCACCTGATCCTGATAATTTTACTGGAACGGACGTTGAGTTTAAAGATTTAGATATTGCATATTATGAAATACATAAAGTTACAGGAGGTGCTGGCACTTCAATTACAGATAGCAATTTTGGAAATAAAGCAGCGTCAACATACTTAACAAGAGATCAAGCACCTGATACTGTTACTGGTGACTTCCCATCTGCTACAACATCATATTTTATTAAAGCAAGAGATGACGGTGGAAGATTTAGTACAACAGCAACAGCAGTTGTTGCAACAATAAATGCACCTTCAGTCATACAGAATGTTGTAGTTTCTGAAGAAAATGGCATTTTAAAAATCACATGGAATCCACCAGCAACAAATTCTTTTGCAATTAAAAACTATAAAATTGAATTTAATGATGGATCTGCACAGACTGTTTTTGTTGATACTACACAATTTTCAACACCATTAACATTTACTGGAAGTTCAAGAGATTTTACAATTACTCCTGTTGACATTGGTAGTAATGAAGGGACAGCACATACCGAAACAGTTTCTCCACCACAGCCAAACGCACCAACAAACTTTACTCATAGTTTCACTACTGATTCTGTATTGTTGAAATGGACAGAACCTGCAAGTGCAGGAGCATTACAACCTCCTGTAGTTGGTTACAGAATTTATAGAAATAGTAATTTTACAACTGAAGTTGCACAGATAAAAGGAACTGACTTTTTATTACCTGTAAACAATACAAATTTTCCTAACAGGGTTGCAACTTATAGTGTTGCGGCTGTTTATTTAGATCCAGTAAATCCTGTAAAAGGTGCAGCTTCTACAAATAGAGCAACAATAACTAACTTAACTATTGCTTTAGCTGCTGCTCCATCTGTATCACAAACCTTTGAATTGGATTTTGTGATTTTGTCATGGACACCTGTTAATGGATCGCTACCTACTTTAAATTATGGAATTTTTGATAATAATAATAATTTAATAGATCAAACAGATACTACAAAATTTAAAACAAAAGCAAATTATTCTTCAAAAGTATTTAAAATTGCTGCTTTTAGTGCTGCTTACCATAATGCTGCTGATGCTACAGAACAGGGTGTATTTATAGGAAATACAACTACATTTACTTCAACTGTAAGTCCACCATCACCGCCCACCTATATTGGCGGTTCTCAGTCAAATAGTATTTCATTAGGTTCTGAGGGTGGTTTAGGTTTTGTGACTATCTCTTTTGTCCCACCTACTGTTAATAATGCAACTCAACTTGATTTAAAGGATTTTAAAATTATTAGAAGTTCATCTGCAACTGCTGCTGGAATTAATGCTGGCAACACAGAATTAGAAATAATAACAGATTCAGAATCTTTTAAAGAGGAAGTAAGCTGGAAAGTAGCTGATGGCCAAACATCAATAACAAAATATTATTATGTACAAGCAAGAGATTTATTAAATAATTTAGGAACAGCTTTACAAATTGCTGTTGTTATAAATAATCCAAGCACTCCACCGTCTGAAGGTATTAATGAGGTTATAGATAATAATGTGTTATTAAGATGGGGACAGCCAACAGTAAACCCAACTAATCAATTAAAAATAGATCATTACGAAATAAGAAAACATACTGGTAATAACACAGATTGGGATACATCATCTGCACTTGGCGGTGCTGGTGAGTCTATAACTGATTCAAGATTTAGTGTAGTTTTTGAAACAGTAGGAGCACAATATACATATCTAATAAAAGCCTATGATGTTGCTGGTAATGCAAGTACAACACCTTTTACAGCATTACTAGAAGTTGCACAACCACCTGATTTTGTTTTAAATGCAAATTACAATTCTATTTTTGCAACAGCTTTTGGAACGTATAGTCAGTCAGGCACTACAGTTACAGTCACATATGCTGACCATAGATTTGTAGTTGGTGATTTAGTAACGCTTAACTTTACTTCTGGTGCTGCTAGTGACTTAAATTCACAAGCTGTTACTAGCGTACCAAGTACGAGTACTTTTACTGTTACAGCTTTTAATTCTCAAACTACAAGCGGAAATGTCACTATAAAAACCCTTACTGGTTTAGCAGAACCAGCCGAAGTAGATTCTGTTGCTTTTACAAATTGCTTAAAGGTTTTTGATGTTGCATTAAATAAAAACGTAATTTATCTACCTGTCGCAACAAATTCAAATGGAGTTGGAACAGAAACTTGGGCAGAACATTTCATAGGAACTGGATCTGTCGGAAATGAACAATTTCCAAATATCACCGCAATCATAAATGCTAATTTATCTGAATATTTAGAACCAGCACCTACTTCTGGAACAAGTAGTTATGAAGAGGTTTTTGATTACGGAACAAACTTAGCATCTACAAAAATTACAACTTTAGCAACTGATTTAGCAGAAGGAACACTTGGAACAGTTACTCTTACATCAAAAATACAAGTTGCATCAGGTGATTCTGGTGGTAGTTTTGATACTGGTGTTTCAGCAACAGGGAATACTGTATCAAGATTTGGTGTTGGTTTTCAAAGAGTAAAATATACGACAAGTGCAGTATCATCTGCTGGTTCACTTAAAAAAATCACTAATTTAAATCTAAGAATAGATACAAAAATAAGAAATGATACTGGTGTGGGTACTGCAAATGCTAGTGATAGTGGTGGTACGACTGTAAACTTTAATGTGTCATTTGTTGATGTACAGGGTATAGCAGTAACACCAAATACAACTTCTGCTGTTTTTGCTGTAGTAGATTTTCAAGATGTTCCAAACCCTACCTCATTTAAGGTTTTACTATATAATACGAGTGGAGTGAGAGTTACAGGCAATTTCACTTGGCAATGTAGAGGAACTTAATGGCTAATTTTGCAAATCCGACTGTTGGTAGTGCATATACATCTTTTCCTACAGAGATAAGAGATGCGGTTACAGCAGCTTTGCAACAGCTTCACGTAGGTAACCATACAAATATTCCAACAAATTCAATTAAGTGGGACGCAAGTGATAATAGATGGAAAAAATATAATGGTAGTGCCTTTGTTGATCTAACTTCTACATATGCTTTTAATGCACAGATTAGTGCAACTCAGTTAAGTCTTGGTGATAATCAAAAAATATTTTTAGGGACATCACAAGATTTTGAATTAGTGCATGACGGTGCAAATTCTGTAATTAGAGAAACAGGAACAGGGCAATTATTTATACAAAGTGATTCACAGTTGAATTTTGGTAATGTTGCTGGAAATTCATTTTATATGCAAGCAAATAGTAATAATATAATTCTACATTCTGGTGGAAATGAAAAAGTAAGGACTGACGGAACAGGTGTATTAATGCCTACAGATTCCAAATTACGTTTGGGAAACTCAGGTCAATTATCGCTAGTTTTTAATGGTGTAAATGGTGTAATACAAGAATCTGGTTCTGGTGCGTTAATAATTCAAGGAAACTTTGTCGATATAAGCACCGCAGATGGTTTAGCTCTTAAAGCTAGATTTATAGACAATGGTGCTGTTCAGTTATTTTATGCTGGGGCTGCAAAATTAGCTACAGCAAGTTCGGGTGTTAGTGTTACTGGTACTTTATTTTCTACAGCTTTAAATACTGGAAATATATCGGCTGGAACCATTGGACTTACAGGTGAGCTAGATTTTACTGGTGCAACAAATAAGTTTGTAGATTTTGAAACTATTAACTCTTCAAACTTTGTTGAATTTAGGCATTTTGGTGGTTCTACTTTTGAAAAATTTATTAGATCAGATGCAAATGGTACTGTTGAACTATTTTTTAATGGCCATAAGCGTATTGAAACAACAAGTTTAGGAGCATATGTTAGTGGAAATATTGGACTACCTGATAACGGTAATTTTATTTCTGGGGCAAATTCAGACCTTCAAATACGACATGACGGTACGAACTCAATAATGCTTAATAGTACAGGAGGGTTATTTTTTAGATCGCCAACAGTAATGTATTTTCAAAATTATGATGGCTCTGAAACTTTTGTTCAGATGATTGAAAATTCATCAATTATTTTATATTTTGATGGTCTAGAAAAATTTAAAACAATGACCTTTGGATCAGAATTTCAAGGGACTCTTTATGGTCAAGATAATCGTATTATTAGTTTAGGCACAGGAAATGATCTTAGATTTTATCATAATTCAGTAAATTCTTACATTGATAATAGCCTTAGTTCTGGAGAATTAGTTTTTAAAAGTAATGTTTATTCCTTTAGAAATGCTGCTGATACTGAATTTATAGCATATTTTCAAGCTGGAGATCGTGTTGATCTTTATTTTGCAAATTCATTAAAATTTAGAACAGAAAGCTATGGAGCGACAGTATTCGGAACTTTTATAGCTAATACTGTTCAAGTTCAAGCTGGAGAGTTAGATTTTTTAGGTTTTGGACCAAAATTTGTTGATTTTGGTACACATTCTTCTGGCAATAACAGTTATGTTCAATTAAGACATACAGATCATTCAAGTTTTTTTGAATTTTTCTTAATGTCGGAGGCTAATGGCCATACATTCATAGCTTTTGATAATGCTACAAAAATAACGACAACAAGCTATGGTTCTTTTTATCATGGTCAAATTATTTTAGGTGATTCGGTAACAGATGAAAAGATTATTTTACAAGGTACAACCAACCCCTTTATAAGATTTAGAGAAGGTACTACAGACAGGGCTTATATACAGTATAGAGGTACGGATAATATTCTTTTAATAGTACATCAAGAATCTGGCGAACATCTTAGGATTCAAACAGGTGAACAGGGATTAATTTATCAAGCAGATGGAAGAGACATTAATCTCGGTTTAGGTGTTGCAAGAGCGACTATTAACTTTACTGGAACTGGTACTGTAGGAATAGTTAATTCACATAATGTTTCCGCATTAACTGATAATGGAACTGGTGATTATACTGTTTCTTTGAGTATTACAATGAACTCATCTAACTTTACAGTACTTGCATCAGGAGCTCAAAGCAGTACTAATAATGATAATCCTATTGGTGCTAATGCAATCAATCAAACACAATTTAGATGTTATTCAGCAAACGCAGGTGGACAAATGGAGGATGCACAACATATGGCTGGTGCTGTTTTTGGTTATCAGACTTAAAATAAAGTAAAAACATTATGGCAAATTCAGATTACAGAATTATTTACACAAATGACAATGGATTTATTTCTATTGTGATACCAGTAGACGAAGAAGAATGTGGTGAAACTATTGAACAAATAAGAACAAAAACTGTTCCTAATGGTAAAACATCTTATATTGTAAATAAGTCAGAAGTTCCTAGTGATAGAAGCTTTAGAAACGCTTGGACTTATACGGAGTAAATTATGGGATTTGGTATTGACATGGCGAAAGCCAAAGAAATTCATAAAAATAACATTAGAATTGCAAGGACACCAAAACTTGCAGAACTTGATGTTGAATTTCAAAAAGCTTTAGAAACAGGAGCAAGCACTACTGACATTGTTACTAAAAAACAAGCGTTGCGAGACGCACCTGCTGATAGTGCAATAACTAATGCTACAACAGATGCAGATTTAAAAGCACAATGGAAAACAGAGTTGTTGGGTTCTTCCCCCTACTCGTGAAGTATTAACATGCTACATTAAAGAATAATTATTATTTTTCTTTTATGGCTGACATTTCACTTACTGATTTTGAGGAGTTGCAACAGATTAAAGCAAAAAAACAGCAAGAATATGCCGAACTAATGCAGAAAAAATCTGAGATTGAAACAGAAATAATTGAGCTACAAGGACAAGAAAAGTATATGCTTAAAAAAGATCCATCTTTAAAACCTGAATAAAATGGCTGTTAAGTACACATGGTCAATAGATGCTCATAAACATGAGACATCTGGCAATAAATATATAAGCAACTGTTCTTACAAATGTACTGCTAGTGAAAGCAGTTATTCTGCTTTTGTAATGGGCAATGTTGTTTTAGATAGACCTTCTGATTCAGACATGCTTGATTATGAAACTTTTCTCGGAAGTGATGATACTAAATTAGTTGCTGCTGTGAAAGCAAAATTAGGTGCTAAGGTTGTAAGTGAAAAAGAAACTGAAGCAAATACACTTCTAACAGCACAAAAAACTCCAACACATGTATGGACATCTGGCCCAGGAGCTAAATAAATTCAGGTTGTTATTTACTTGAACTTCATAATGGAAGATATAAACGGTATCAAAAAAATTTGTAGATATTGCAATAAAGAATTTATAACAATGGAACAAAGAAGAAAATATTGTTCTAATAAATGTAAGACAAATTATCACAGAAATAAATTAATCTTGAAAAGTATTTGAAATCAATTAGTATATAACTTTAATTTTTTTAATTAAATGCTTAAAAAACTTTTAGCTGTAGCTGCTGCTTCAGCAATATCTCCTGCCTTTGCGGGCTTCTATGTAAACGTAGAAAACAATGGCTCTTACACAGGTAAAGACTATAATGG